CCGGATATCTCCACCCAGTCAGGTTCACACTGACAAGCCTGATATAGTCCGCAGGTATTTTTATGTAGGCAAAAAACAAACCGTCAGGACGTTTCTCGAATGAGATTGAGGATGAATCTGTCATTTCCGAAGCTTCGGCCATCACCCCTTCGTCATTCATCAGTGCGAGTAGTGCGAGTCTGATGAACTCTTTTAATGCCTCATCGGTCTCAATCGTGAAACTGTCTTCTTCTGTCGCACTCTCATTGATGATTGTGCGTAAAGTCTTTAGTATATCTTTGACAGGTATCATGAGGCTTAGTCTAATGGATAATTGGGAAATTGTATGCCGTGTTCTTTGCATAATGAGGACAGAGCCTCCTTATTTCCACATTGCGAGCGCGGTACTTTGAATCTGACCTCAAAAAAATCCTTCGCTTCAAGGAATGAGGTCACATTTTCAATATCCTCTTGTATGTCTCTGTCTTCTTGAATGCCTTTTTCTTTGGTCGGTTCTGCGCTTTCGGATTCTTTTTCTTCCTGGTTGGAAGATGCCGGAGGAATATAGGTGCACATCCGCTTTCCAAGGATGCTGTATCTTTGTTTTACCTCTGTTTTCTGTAATACGGAATTTACGTCATTTTCGTCATGTATTACATCTTCATCTTCTTCTATTGTTTCGGTAATGCGTCCTTCCCGATACCATTTGTGCGCCCTGATTTTCTCAGCCAGTTCTCTATCCGTTGTATGATAGGTTGATTTGCCACGGAAAAAAGCGGAGAAGTTGACGTACATCATCCGTCCGCAGTGAATGACTGCAAATGACAGTGAGGAGTTCGCAACAAATTTATAAAGTTTCTTCATACATTTATAATAATGATGAGGTGGATTTCTCCACCTCTGATGATGATTAAGTTCTATTATGCAGCCTGGGATTCAGGGACCGGAATCTCAACATATTCCGGAATGGACAGACGCGCGTGGGCATCTGGGAATCCGAGCGTCCAGCAGGAGAACTCTTGCATGACAACAGCGTCACTGTTACTGATGAACAGTTCCTTCAGGTTGTATGTGCTACGCTCCCAGTTTTGGAATACCCATTTGTCAAGATATTCAGGATCGAGAGAGAAGCCTCTTCCATTGAATCCCCAAGCGTTGAACAGGTCATGGCGGTAAAACAGAAGTTTTGTTCCCATGCTTTCGAATGACTGGAAGTCAAGTCTCCATTTGTTGTAGTCACGTTCCGGTTCGAAGATGCGTGTGCGGTTGTTGGTTTTGATCTTGCATAATGCTGCATAGATAGTATTGTCAACAAACACAAGTTTTGTTCGGCTTCCATTACCGGCACCTTCAATGATGCGTCCTACAAGGTCTACAAGCTCGTCCTCCGAGATTACATATTGCTGCACATATTTTCCTTCTTCCACCACAGGATTTCCGGCAGAGTCAAGCACTTTCTCCCAATGTCCGATTTCAAGGTCTTTTCCGGCGCGGTACCAGATACCTTCGCAAGTATATACATTGCCTTGTCCGTTCACCGCATGTTTGCTCTTGATTCCGAACAGTCCGGAGGCTTCCATACCGATACGCATGTCTTCCATTGCCATCCGTTCCACACGTGTGAATGACCATTCCACCTCGGTCTTACTCAACCGGTCATAGATAGTCTGCTCTACCTGCATGATAAAACGCTGGCAATATTGTTCGTCCGGTGATGGAAGCTGGTAATACCTTCCTGTAGACACATCCTTTTCAGCGGCCGCGCGCCCCATTCTTAGAAGGACGGTACCCTTTGCAAGGGTCGGAATAAGATAAGGATTCTTATTGTTTGATTGTTTTCCGTTTACGGCATAGACAAGCGGAAGGTTGGTCTCACTGTTGATTGCGTGCACGCGCAGCATCAATGGGTGTTCAGGATCCACTTCATCGGTACCGGATTTGTAACCGGAAACAAACGTTCCGTCAGCGTTCAGGACAAGAAGCGTATCCATTGCGCCCACAATGTTATTATCCTCCAGTTCTATCGCTTTCGGAGTCTCGGTAGTCATGGCTTCAAGCTGCTTGGCAAGGGTAGCCCGTAGCGGACGCTGTCCGACACTGTAGTACTTGATTACGATGCTGTCCGATTTGTTTGTCGCCCCATGGCGCAGAATCTGATCAATAGGCGTGCCGGTAAACTTCATCTCGACAATTGTCTTGTCGATCTGCTTCACGTACCATTCCGCGTCCATGATTTTCTCGTTCTTTGTTACGGAACTTTCCCCGCCTACTACCTTTCCGCCATCCCCTAGATCCTGGACTGAGCCTCCGTCCGAAGCATCGGCGGCACATGCATAACCTCCCCCGGTCGCTCCGGCAAGGAACATGAGCAATACGGAAAAGAAAAATTTGAATGTTGATTTTAACTTTTTCATTGTTCTCGATTTGTTTTTAAATTTATAAATAAAAGTTGTGATATGAGCCTGAAAGCGATAGACGATTAAATACGTCTCTTCATGTCTTTATAACGTTGTAGGGTAGGATCCTCCACTTTTTCCTCACCTCCTCCGTTCCCGCCTCCTCCAAGGTCTGTCGGAGCTTTTTCCGCAAGATTCCTGTGTATAGCTCCCGGACGTGCGGTACGTCCCTGTTTACGTCCTTCCTCTCGGGCGGCTTCTATTTCCATGTCCATATTGAAGGCATGGATGATTCTTTTCCAGTCTTCCGCATCCAGTTCGTGCCGGATAATTTTATGAATGATACCGTCTGTATCCTGTGTTCCGTACAGCCATTCCAACATGGAAACTACATTCGCCTCATCAACATTGACCTGCCGCACAGCTTCTGTCAGTGCCTCATCTGTTTTGCGCAGCTTCTCTTCCGCATCTCTTTTTCTTTTTTCCTCATCGGCCGCCTCCTTTATCCGGGCAGCTTCTTTCTCTTTTGCTTTTTTGATGGCCTCTTCCGTTGTTGCAGCTTCCCTGATATCATCCCCGTAATTGGTTATCAGATATTCCACAAGAGAGAACGGTTCACCGTTCTCATCCATGCCGCTTGCCAGACCGGTCAGGATGCCGGCGGCTCTTGAGTCTCCTGCAAGAACTTTGTTGAGGTTCTCTCTCTGTGATTCACTATCGTCATAACGTTTGAAAGAGTCATCAAGGAATTCGCCGACAGCGAGGTCGTCCTCAAGGTCGAGGTCCGGATTTCTGGATGAAACAATATCTCTCCATGATTTTCTTTCTTTTTTTTCTTCCATGATATGTCATTGTTGTCTTATACTGACAAATTTAGTAGTATTAGTTCAAGCCGGATTGATATAATGCAATCTACAGGAAGTACATTCGCTATCATTTAAACAGGAGGTCACATGAAGCACAAGGGAAATATCAGCGAAATACAATTAATAAGGAACAAGGAGATTGTACGTACATTCATTGAATTGAAAAAGACGTGTACATTCTCTTACTACAAGGATATATGCAAGGAAATTGCGGGTATGAAGGCGAAGCAGCATTATGTCAGTGAGGACCGGGCTTACGTGATCTTATACAGATATCTGACTGAAGGCAATATACCTGATTGCAGTCTGTATAAATATGAAATGTATTCCAGCCTGATCCGTTGTTGCCTTGATA